TAGTGATAATCTCATCATTTTTAATATCGTCTGTTATTGTATATAGTCGTTTCCCTTCTACTTTAATAGCAAGTCCATCTTGTGACTGTGCTTTAATATTAAGAGTTGCTCCGGGTACATCACCTTGAAAACTATCTGTAAAGTCTATGGTTGCACGTTCTACAATAGTAACATTTGAACCGGTTGTTATATCACCATTAGGTAATAATGTTACGTCAGGGAAGTTTATTGTTGTTGCATTGGTTATGTTATAAACAGCAACACCATTTGCATTTTCTAGTTTAATAGTATCTACATAGACGTCAACATAAGGATATTCACCATCTATTTGTACAATGTTATTTGCATCTAGTTCTGTACTACTGTTGTTTATCCCAATTATGTTTATGGCTTGTGAGTAACTTCCGGAAGGAACATTTGATGCTGTAGAGAATTTCCATCTGTCTCCAGCATCATACTCCCAATTACCTGATTGTGTTATAACATTTCCTGAAACACTTACAATAATATTATCTATTGTTGTATTGTTTGCTATATCTATTGCATAACGTTGTTTAGGTTGATTTCTAGTTGTTGCTAAGTTTAAGTTTGCTAACGCAGATCCACCTAATGTAAAGTCATTTCCACTAATTTGTATTATTGAGGAGTTACCGCCTGCTCCATACATTGTTCCTGTAGCATCTGATAATGCTAGTGCTGTACCGCCTACTGTTGCAGAAACTGTGAATGTTGTATAGAATTGTGTTAAGTTAGCCGGTTGTGTTACATTAATTGCCTTGACATAATATGTTGTACCTGTACTAATACCACCTAACCCTGTTCCTGAGAACACTATCGGCATATCAACTTCTAATGTAGTTGGTACTGTAGTAGGTGTGCTAACTGCAATTAAATTGCCTGACGATGTTGTGTTAGAGAATGTCCACGAATCTGCATTAAAAGAATTAACTGCTTGGGCAACTATGTTTGCATTTGTTACAGCATTATTATTAATTAATGTAGCAACGTTTGCCATCTCTGTGGCACTACTTAAATCTATATTTTGAGCTGATACATTACTTGCAAAATGATCTATAATTGTTATATTTCCAATACCGCCTATATTTGCTGTTGGTATTAAATCTGCACTTGAAATTGTTACACTATTAAATTTAGTATCTGAACCTGTAACATTTATATTACCAGCAATAGTTTGTACTGTTGCTAATTCGTTATAACCTGCTCCGCCTTCAGTAACTTCAATACTTGAAATAATGCCGTTGGTTAATTTGACTGTTGCTGTTGCTTGTTTACTGTTAGTTCCTGTAGGTAAAGATATCTCTATCTCTGGTACAGTATCATAAAAACTTTTGTTTTCTGTAACTATTATTTCTTTAATAAATCCAGTAGTATCTTCCGGGAATTCTAATTGAAATAACTGTGGATCCTGTACAAAGTCTTTCTTAGCAAGTGCTAATTCTATACTTTGATTATTATCTATGTCACCGAATTCGCCTACTTTAAGAGCCCACTCATCAAATACTGTTACGTTTCCTTGAACAATTGAGTTACTCTTTGCAAGTTTTCCTATTCCAGATAGTGTACCTTTATTCTGTACCATTCCTTTATAAAATTCTACTTGCTGGTCATCTAATATATCTAAGTCTGTTAAGTACTGTCTTTCTTCAAATCCGAACAGACCTCTAGATGCAGTATATACTGCTTTGTCTACTGGTATAAATCCTAAATTATGGTAGTTGCCCATAGTAGAGGTTATATTATCTAAGTTAGGTTGTAGTTCTTCACCACTAATTATGAACCCTTCACTGCTTAATCTTCCTTCCCATCCTAGTGTTCTTTTTGCTTTAATAAATAATCTATCTTGCTTTTGGTTATATAATGTATTGTAAATTGTGTCAGCAAAATCTGTAACATTGTCTACAATTAAAGCATGTTCTGTTTGTTTAGTATATAAAACTGCTGAGTAAATTTGTTTTCCTGTTGGAGGAGTTATCTTAATACTGTTGCCTTCTCTTACAATAGCACAATTTTGTGGTGATATTGAGGTACCGTCTTGATCTAATAAAGAGAACTGGCCATTGTCTGATACTTTAACTTCTGATACAAATTCGTTTGGTTTTGCAAAAGATACACTGGTTGACATTGGGGATAATTCTAATGTATTACCCACTTCCCAACCGCCTGTTATCCAGAATAAGAACTGCTCTGCAGAATAATTCCAATCTCTTACAGCATTAATAGAGGCATCATAAAGTCCAAAACTAAATCCAAGTGATGAATGGTATCTACCTAGACTAACTAAGAAATCAAATACACCTTGAACAGTTGTGTATTCAGTGTCGTAATCAACTCTTTTAGTTAAGCCTGTTGATGTTGTGTATACAACTCCTGTTGCTCCACCAGTTGTTGGTAGTGATGCTAACTGTGTCCAATTACTTGTAATGAATCCAACATCAGCATCTATGTTATTAATTGCTTGATAATATAGATCTATATATTTTACTATGGAATTTTGAGGATATGCAATTGATGAGGACCAATGAGCATAGGCTACCGGGTCTCCACCTCTTGTAATACTTTGGCTTGCACCAGTAAGATCTGATTCCAGAATATTAAAGTATGTAACATTTTTATCAAATCCTCTGACTTTATATCCTGCTGTTGTTTTCTCAACAACAACGCCACTGTAAGAATTCCTTGATTTATATGGTGAACTATGTAGATCTAGTTTTATATTTTCATCTGGTATTATTAAACTTGTTGAAGTTCCAGTTGTGCTGTATTGATCTGTTCTAATTGTTGCAGTATCTTTATCTATAAATCCTGCCATTCTATGACCAAGTTTAACATTTAAAGATTTCATTTTATCATAAAAATCTGTAGTTATGTCTAGTCCTTGGAAGTTTAAATAACTTTTAATAAATTGTGTGTAACCAATGTTAGTTAAGAAGTTACCGTCTTGATCTTTTGTTCCATGTACTGTAAAGTTACTAGTAGACTTGAAATCCCATGATTTTCTTGTTACTTTGTCAATTAATACTTTTTTGTTTAGTACTGGAGTTATTAGTCTAGTTGGGTCTGCAAACACCGTAGCAAACATTCCAGGCTTAGATAGTAGTAATGCCTGCGTGATAGCAAATGGGTATGATTCAGAATATTTCCATGCATTTTCTACTGGTGCGCCGTCACCAAATCTCCAAGCACCATTAATTGCAGTAGTTGTTGATTGTGCTTCTGAATATGCACTTGTTATGGCAGGGGTTGCTGAAGGACTCGTGTAACCAGTACCTAAAGTATTAAGCGACAATTGTTGTCCTGTTCCAAAATATTTACTACCATATGTCAATGCTGTGTGATTAGTTGTATCATCATTAGCACCACCACCAACTGCATAAGGGAACATAGGAGTTCCTGCATCATCTATTGTGCAGACATAATACTTAATTTGTGCGCCAGCCGAATCAGGTGTTACACCAACTCTATTATTCCATCTTCCTGCATATCCGTTTTGGCTTGATAGGGCAGAATTATAAGTGTAGTCTTCCACAAACATTCCTGTATGATCTCCACCAGGGCCACTAGCTCTAATACCAGTTTTAAGTTGGAAGGAACTTTTAATGTTTACTATATCACTGGTATTATCCAATGGATCAGAATATCCGTATGGTCCGTAAATTGGTAAGCCGTCAAACGCCCAGCCCACTATTCCTGAATGTGTTGTTGTGTTGCCCCAAGTAGTTGTTGTGGACATATCCACAGTTGGCGTGTAAGTTTTAACTACGCCTGTGCTATCTGTTTCAGCAATATAATCATTATTTCTATTTGCAAATTCGTTGTTGTAATGCCAAACATTACCAGCATTCCATCCAGTTGTATCTTTAATATTATGTAGTGGTAATCCGTTAACTAGGACTCCAACAGCATTTGAACCAAATGATCCGGAATCATTTGCAACTGATATAAGATTTACTCTAGGAATATTATAACTTCCGTTGGTATGTTTTACTGTGCTCAGTGTTGTATCTATTTTTGTATCAGCAAAGTTTGGTATTGACTTACCTGTAACGTATACGTTACTTACATCATATCCAATTGAAAGGCCGTCTGTAAGTAAGAAACTAGTAGTAACATACCCTAATGAATTATCAATAGTTGCATTTGTATATGTCTTAGTTAGTGTTGTAGTACCGGTAGAACTTATGTCATGAGGTGATTTTAGTGTTGCCGTAGATGTCACTGGTAGTAAAGACAATAATCCCATTCTTCTAAATGGATTAGTTGCTATTTCTTTATATAGATTTGACGTTACATTTTCTCTAGGGCCTTGCCTAATAATACCCTGTTCTAAGTCTTCCCACATAGGAGTGTTATTACTACCATAGTCTGTATACTTTACAGTAATATATTGCGAGTCCCACCAAGAAGGTTTCTCTGTGAACCCTAGCATTTCCCAAGGATCAGTGTGTGGTCTTACTGTATCGTAATGATATTCAAACCATCCTCTCCAATGTCCTGGTAAGTTGCCTGTGCCTCTATAGTTCCAAGTGAATTCATCAGTACTGCTGTATATATCATTAGTAATATAATCAACACCATTAGACAATGTCCAACCAGCGAAACTATTTCTCAATAAATCAAACCATTCATTTTGATTAAAATTATCTGGTCTGAAATAACCAGATTTGACATCTGCATAATTTAACACTGGTAAACTATTTGCTGACCTAAATTCTTTTTTAGCAGAGTTATAAATTCGTTTTTCAAATTCTAATATTACATTGTCTCTAGAGTCGTTGAATAGAGTAGTTTTACTTCCGTCATGTCCTATTAAAACAGATATTGGGGTGCTAAATGTATTATCAACAATAATTTCAGGAACATACAATGGGTATAGTCCCATAGCACTTGGAGTAGGCGGTAGTTCCGCACTATCTCTTTCCTTATCATATATCTTAACTGTTAATGTGTCACCTAACTGATTATTATAATCTGATGCCATAGTGAGTGTTATAACTGATGAAGTATTTGATAATGTATAATCCTTATCTACTTCTAGAAGTGTTATTACAGTATCTCTTTCCTTATATACAAGTAACGAATTTTCTATTTTACTTAAATCTGTATATGTTGACAGATTATATGCAGTAGTAGATACTTTATTAATTGTTATAATTTCTTCTATATAGTTGTCACCAAATGGTATAACATATGACTGTTGGAATACATTGTTACCTACACTTAATGTTACTACATTCCTTAAAACTTTTTCTAATATAAAACTTGATGTAAATCCTGTTGTATCGAAATCAGTGTAATATTTTGTAAGCTCTGACTTTAATCTGCCTTTATATCTTGTATATTCTTGTTCACAGAATCTTAAAGACTTTAATAAGTTATGTGGCTGGTCATCTAATAGGAACGATCCTAATCTTAAATCTTCTTCTACTTTAACTATATCAGTAGCATACTTGCTATCTCTAGTTGTATCTTTAAAGTTATTATTTCCTAAGGCTTCACCTGTAAATCCGTCTTGATTTTTTATTAAATTTGTAAAGTGCTGTAAGTATTCAGGCTCTGATACACTTGTTATGTCTTCATTGCCTGCATTGTGACCCCAACTTAATGGTAATTGATATTTACTAATTGATTTTTCATTGATCAACCCGTTGTTGTCACTAACTGCTTCTATTTCTATTATGTCGTCTTTGCTAAAATTATATGTTGTAAATTCTATTAATCCAGTAGTTGTGTATGCAAAGTCTGTTCTAACATCACCGTTGACTAATATATTAATGTCATACCCTGATGCGTTAAGTGTATTAACTTTGGGAACGCATCCTATAAAGAACTTGTTATATGCATTAGTAACATCAAATGCATTTACATAATAGAATGTTTTAATAGACTGTTCAAATTTATTTTTAGAATTTTTCCAGTAAGAATGAAACTTTGGATTTGCTTTTAGTAACTTATAGTAGTAATATCCTGCAACTTGTACTGATGTTGTGATTCCTGATGAAACAACTTCAGTGCCTAGAAAGTTTTCAAAGTCAATTTCACTAGTGCTCTTAAATGGTTTATATGTTAATGGGAATCCTAATACTAAGTCGTTAGTGCCGGTTCCAATTTTATAGTTAAATATTTTATTACCCTTAAACGATGTATTAGGAAATAATGACATGTCACTTAAATCCTGTCCTTTATCATCGTACATTTTCATTAAGGGTTCTTGATGTAATTTTTGTTTTACTTGGCAAAGTTCTAATTTATTATTATTCCAATGGTATTCTTTACCATAGCCAAATAGCCCACCTTTAATGTTAACTTGGTCGCCTTGTGTTAATGTTATTGGGACAAATCCTGTTTCACCGTCTTCAATTCCTGTAGGATTTAAATTTATATCACCTACTCTAGATAATGCAATTAAGCCACTAATATGAGAAACTTTATATACATACTGAGAAACTTCTTTTTCATCGTTAGGGAATATAACTGTTGCACCAACACTTAGAGGTGCATCATCAATTAATGTTCCCGAAACAAGTCCTACAACTTCTGCCTTTGTTAATTGTCTACTAACAAGAGATATTTCTCCTATGAATCTAGTACCAAAGTTATATAGTTCTATGTCTTTATCAAACTCTATAATAGGTCTTGTTGCTTGATATTTTTTATCTGGAACTGTTGCTCCTGCATCTAGAAAATTTTGTCTGTGATGCCAAAAATTAATTCTACTCCAGATGTTTCTGTTTGCAGAACCTCGTTGTAATACATTATAGTCAGGACTTTCTTGTGCTGTTTTGCCTCCCCATACTGCATCTCCATCACCGTCACCATCACTATCTAAATCCCAACCTAAATTTATATTTGTATCTGGAGCACCGCCTAGGTAGTAGTCACCTGTTACAGGGTCAACACCAGAAAGTGCCATTGAAGATAGGCCTGTAATAAATGTTCCACTTGCATTTGCTTGTAATTCAAACATGCTTGTTCTTATCTGGAAGTCTGCACCTTGTCCAATAAATTCTATTATAGATGTTGATGTTGCATCTAATGTTACTGGTGTACCTAGGGAAACTAAATCTATTTCTTTTGATATATCAAAGGATAGGCTAGATGCTCCACCGTTTCCTAATGTGGAGTCTGCTATTGTGATTGTATCACCTACAGCATGTCCTGTTCCACCGTCTAAAAGCTCTATTGATGTGTCACCAAAAGTTATAACATCACTAACATTAAATGTTAATGTGCCTGCATTATTACTTCCCAGCAATACATCATTAATTGTTATAGTTTCAGAATCAGCAAAATCTATTCCGCCGTCTAATATTGTTACTGTTGCTCCACCTGAACCGTCTGCAACAATTTCAAATACAGCGTCTGTACCATTACCACTTGTTGAAATATTTCCTATATGTCCCAAGTTGGACATGTTTACAATATGCGTACCTGTTACACTACTATTACTCAATGCAATACCTGATACTGCTGTAATGCCTTGTGGTTGTACAATTTCATAAACATTAAATGTAATGTCCGGACCGCCTACTGAATCTATACTACTTCCAGCAATCGTTATGGTATCATTTTTTCTATAACCAGTTCCACTGCTAACAAGTGTAACCGTAACATGTGGTTCGTTTCCAGTAAAATTATCATAAACTACTTTGAATGTTGCACCAGTTCCGCTTCCAGAAGATGTACTTGCTACTGCTTGTTTTGTTACGGATGTTCTTGCATTTTTTATTGTTGTGTTTGAAGACCATGTTGCGTAACTATCGTTTATAGTATGTATGCTTAGTAGTTCAGTCTCACCTATTACAGACACTCTAAAGGACTGTCCTGTTCCGGACCCATCTGAAGTTCCGCTAACTGTATATACGCCTGATGTTCTGTTGGTTTGGAATGCATTAGTAACATTTGTAATAGACTTAATACTATTTGATGCTGTGCCTGTTACTATGCTCTTTTGTCCATCTACTGTTGCTAGTTGTCCAATCTTTACATTTGTTAGGCTGTTTATACCTAATTCTTTATATGGAGTAGGTATGGCACTTGTTACATTATCATAAAAATCAACATAAGTATCTGTTGTATTAATGTTTGTTACAATTGGTGTACTTGATAATACCAATCCAATATCACCGCTGTAGTTTGCGCCTGCTCCGGTAACAGTTATACTTGTTATTGCACCTAAACTATTTGCTGTTGCTGTTGCTGTTGCAATTGAGGTGTTTGAACCTGTAAAAACTATTGTTGGATTTATATACCCTATACCTGCATCACTGATAATTACTGATGATATGTTTCCAGCAGTATATTTTACATTTGCGTCTGAGGATGTAAAGTTTGTATTGTCCCAACTGTTTAAGATTGCTACAGCATACGGTGAACCAATATTTTGATTTTTTACTACTAATACTATGCTTTCGCCAACGCCTTCAACATAATATTCCAGAGATGTTTTACTTGCTGGTATTACATATTGTCCGCTGAAGTTTATTACCATGCCATTTTTAAATACTACACCATTTGGTGATGTGTAGTTTGCTACACCTAAAATTTCTTTATCAATGTCAATAGGGTTACTTGCTGTGCCGGTAACCACAATAGAAGGTAAATCGTTATTACTCCAGTAATATTCTTGATAGTTTATAAATTTGTCTACATCTATCGGAGGTAAGAAACTTTGGTATTCGCTAGAAAATATTCTGTTATGGTTTCTAGTATTCACTCCAGCAATAGTCATTGTATCCACTAACTCATCATAGAATACAAAATTCTCACTAACACCTGTTGTTGTGTTAATTGTATTAACTGCTGGTGTTAGCCCGTAATGATGCCTTGTTGCCGTTGCTTCTCTGAGATACGATCCATTACTGCTATAGTCTGTGGAAGACTGTTTTCCTAAAAAGCCTGTTATAACCTCAACATTAGCAGGGCTGAATAATTGCTCTACTGTTGTTTCAAAAAAGTTTTTATTGGCCTCAGTCTGTAAGACTTCAGGTAGTTGTGTATAAATTTTTGCCATTAATAACTACTTCCAGTTGTATTGCTTGTTGTTGATGCGTTACCTGTATATGTTCCATGGAACATAGTTGAACCCATTACCAATCCATTAGGCATATAAAATGTTGTTCCGTAGAATACATGTGTATGACTAGTCCCGTTGCCAGCATTATTAGAGTTTGTCTCATTAGAGTATAACGGATAGTATCCGTTAATTGCATATGGTCCAGTTCCTGCTGATGCATTATTTGTTGTGTATACTGATGATGTTGTTTCACTTGAAAGTGTTGTTCTTGTTATTTTGTCTATTACTTCAATATCAGAAACAGTGGCAGTATTTAAAAACAGTTCATCTGTTTCTGCCTTAACTGAGAATAAGTCTCCAAATTTTCCTGCAGAGTTTCTAGGTAATATAACTATACTGCCTAATAGTCCTGCAAGTTTGGTGTGTACATAACTTGTTAATTCTGTAAAATAGAATGTCTCTCCGAAATCCCAGTTATTTGCATTAAAGTATTCTTTAAATGCAAGTATTACTTTAGATTTTAATTCGTTATCACTAACAGAATCATTTAATTTAACAATTCTAAATTTTGCTTGTAGTTCTAAATCTGCATCTGCACCAAATAGTTTTTTAAACTTGGCACTTCTATAAATTATTGTATCACTAGCACTTTTAAATTCATCTAGTTCTCTAAATTCTGTTGTTAATTCGTCACTTGTTGGTGGTAGTGGGAATACTGTACCTGGAACATTCATATACTTTTGTATATCTGAATAGTATGTTTTTGTAAGTACCAGCATTTCAACTACATTGCTAATGCTAGGGTCAATTCTCACATCTTTATTGGCAACATGTTCCCATTTAAATATCATTGGTGTTACTTCTGGCAGTAATGTATTCTGTGTTACGCCTCTACCGTTATATACTGCATATTCTGTAGTTAATACTCCGTTTACATGTAAACTATTTGTACTACTTGGTGTCATTAAATATACTTGATTAGTACTTGCTACATACACTTTAACACTTGCTCCGTAACCTGCTACATTGTTTAAGTATGTTGTAAGTAATGCATAAGTATCAACAACTAACCAACTTAAAGTACTAAAACTTATGTGGTTAGTGTAAGAACCAGGACTTATAGTTGCTGTACTACCTGAGCCTACTATAGTAAATATGGCCTCTTCTCTTAGGTCTAAAATACCGCCTGATGAAGGCTTTTGGTAGGTGTACCCGTCGTAATCTTTATAGTTTTCTAAAAATACCAAGTCCTCTACGCCTACAAAATCTTTAAACTGCAATGGCTTATCAGGGACTAAATCATTATCTGTATCATAAGGTGCTACAATAACTTTACTGGGATCTGTATACCCGTCTGCTTCTCTGAATACATCAACAATATGCCAATCTATGTTTTCTACTAGCCTTTGTTTATAATTTTCATATCTAACTTTAATTTTATCTGTGCTTGTTACCGCTGTAACATCAGATGCATATAGGTAGTTGTTGTCTTCTAAATTTCCGTATATAATTGTGCCTGTTTTTGCTGTAGTATTAGCAGAAGATAATTGTATATTACCTTCGTAGTTTGTACCTGCACCGCCGTGTGCTAACGGAACTGTTGTTCCTGATATTCCATAAGAATAAATTCTACTATTTGCATTAGACGGAATTACCATAGTGTTTCCATGGTATATTTCTAATTGTGATGTTGACGGGTTGTATGCTTTATATGTTATGTTACCTGTGCTATCAAAAATATTATACCCAAATGTAGTATTAGTAAAGTTTACATCAATACTTCCTGGTATCCTACTAATTCTTCCCATATTATTTGCTATTGTCATATTAGCACTTACTTCCGGAGAAACACCGTCATCAAAATATGTATTTAATGTCACAGTTGCGTCGTTTACAAAAAGATCGTTTGAAATAACATTTGCTTTTGCAATACCGTCAGCTCTTAATATGCCAAAGTTACTTACCCAGTCGATTTCTACATCAAACCAGTTTGTGTCTCTTGATCTAAGAGGTAGTTCCAAACTATATTGTGTTGGATCTGTGATTGTTCCGGTTTCTTCACTGTACCAGCGATTACCTGTACTGCCTGAGCCTGATAGATACCATCTAAATGTTTCTGAACTTCCCGGCTGGTTATTAAATGTTGTTATGGATATTTTATCTGTATTTGCTTTATTGTTACTGTCTAGTACTTTAATGTTTTTAACATTATAAAATTTAATATCATCTTTGCTATTAAACACATATTGTTCACCGCGAATAGTAATTTTATATCTATATGAATTTGTATCGATTGCTTCGTATTCAAATAATAGTATCCAACTTGCATCGTCAGGACTATTCATTGTACTGCCTGCGTTTGTTACATTGAATTTACTAGTCTTATCTAAGTTGGCGTTATTAATTATATACCAGGTATCTGCTAATAAACTACCAGTTACATTTGTAGGTGCAAAACCTATTCCAAATGTTTTCTTGGCTTCTATCTGTGTTTGTACATCTGTTAGTTCTGAGCCTTGTAGTTTTTTTCTAAGTGTAACTATAACTTCATGTACTCTCCATCCTGTAGGTATTGTTGCACTCAGGGTCCAAGGACCAATAGATGTGCTTAATCCTGAGGATAGTAAACCTGCATTGGATTCTTTTGTTATCCTTACCCATTTAAATTTTGAAACATCATTTGGGTCAACAAATTTTAAATAATTATTCTCTTGGAACTGCTTAAAGGACGTAAATGTATTTGTTAATACCTTTTCTGTTCCAGCCGCACCTGCACTTGATGTCTCTGTAAAATACCCTGTTGTTCCTGTTAATTTTACAGGTAGAGGATTCCATTTAACACCTAAACTTTCGATATCAAAACTGTTTGTTTTGTAAGATTTCCATATATCTCTAAATGAGTCGTAAACATAGTTATTTAAGTTTTGATTTTTTAAATATGTAGGCAATATGTTTTCCACAAAATTATTGGCCGTGTTGTTTCCACTTATAACAGTATTCATAGATGTTGTCTTTGCCATCTTGTAAATAAACCCGTCATCTGCAAACAAATCAATGTTTTGTAATGTTCCTGTAGGGTCATTAATATCTATGTACCTACTATGTCCAGCATGTGTTCTATTAACTGCTGATAACTTTTGTATATTACCGCTCTTTGCAAAAGGGAATATATTATAATCTTGAGCACTAATCATTCTATTTTGTGTATAGTATGTTTGCGGTGCATTTTGTTTTATACTTGCTAGTGTTTCTGTTGGTAAACTATTGTTTACTGGTATTTGTAATCCAAGGGTAACAGTTAGTGTATAAGCAGTACCTGATTTATTTTGATATGGTACCACAATACTAACACTTCTAGCATCGTCAGGTTGTAATGTATAACTTGTGGCGTCACTTGTTCTATACCATGCTCTGTAAATTCCTTTAGGGGAATTACCAAAGTTGCCGTCTGGGAATTTTAACCTTACAGCATCATTGTCTAAATTTTCAGTTGCAAATAAGTTTCTTGTACCAAATGCTTGACTGTTATAGTTTAGTGTCTGTCCTACTGTGTTAGGAATCTTAACCCATTTGCTTATTACAGCACCAGACGTTGATATTTCTTGTAAGTACACATCTGTTTCGTTTATATTCTGTGATGTTAAATCAGCGACTCTATTTGGTATTGGTGTATCAAAGTTAAAGTCTGTAAACTGCATTTGACCTTGCTTGAATAACATGAAAAACCCACTGTTAGGACTAGTCATGCCTTTACCATCATTTCTATAATACATTCCTAAATTATTTAAAGGATCAGGATGTCTTTCATAAAAATACTTTCCATTAGTGTAATCACCGTCTGTGATTTCGAAAGTTCTATTAATACCATTTACATTTAATGTGAATGGGAAAGTTTGGTTTGCACTTATTTGTTTTGTAATTCTATATAGGTCTGTGGGAATACCGCCAACTGTTCCACTTTTAATAGGTGATGTAAATCTATTGGTGTTACTAAATGTGCTGTTTAAAATTGTAATAAATTGTTCATATGATTCTGGATTATTTACATCGTTCCAGAATACTTGTTTATTGGCAAGACTTGTTCCTAAACTATCTGTTAAAGGTTCATTTGTTGCTATAGACGTAATTTTCATTAGTCCACTTGCTGGTGTATTACGTCTTGGATTGTATCCAAGCATTCTTGCAAGTTTAAATACTGAGTCTCTTCGCTCAGCAGTTTCTAAAAAGTTTTCTCTGCTGTTGAGGTCCATTCTGAATGCAAGTGACTGTGCTAGAAATGCCAGCAATTCTATAATTGCAATAAATTCAGAACTCTCAATGTAATCATTAAAGTTTTCAGGGAAGTTTGTTCTGATGTAATTAACCATTGCAAGTCGCAATGTATCAAAATCATAAGATGTAAAATCTATATTATTAAATGCCTTATAGGCTACTTTCCAATCTTCTGCGGCAAATAGATTAGTTTGTCTTTGTGATAGTGCCATTATTCAAAACCCTCTGTCTCATTTATAAATTCTAAATACAAAACATCTTCTTCTGAGCCAGGGTTAAAAATTAAGGCAACGTCTGCTCTAATTGTGTGGTCCATTATATATAAAGTAATATCTTTAAGTGTTACTCTAGGGTCTGTATCTATAATTCTTTTTATATCATCTTTGATATCTTCTTCGGTCGCTGTGTCTTCAGGTTCCATTAGTAGGTCCCATATTATAGAACCAAAATTTGGCTTCATTAATCTTTCACCCTTTTTAGTGTAAAAGTGATTAAGTAAATCTCGCTTTACAAGATTAATATCAGTTAGAGTGTATGGTGCTCTAACCTTATCGATTGTGCTAAATCCTTTAAATATTGCCATACATGTATTTATCAGAAACATTATAACAAGTTTTAATTAACAGTTGACAATGACTTGTTTTGACTGTATAATAACAAGATGAAGAATATAATATACTTACATGGTGCAAATGCAAGTCCAGATAACTTTAATTACTATACTTTAAAGTTACCGGAACATAATTATATCAGTCCTGAATATAATATGGAAGAAGACCCATATGATTTAGTTGAATTAATACGATTGCGTAAACAACGAGAGTTTGGAAAGCAAAAAGTTATACTTGTTGGCCATAGTTTTGGTGGATTGTTGGCTAGTTGGTATGCTAGTGTATATCCTAGAAGCGTAGAACATTTAGTTACTATAGCAACACCATGGGAAGGAACACCTGTTGCAAGAGTGTTATCAATGATATTTAGAAATAAAAAAGTATTTGAGAATACCAAGCCAGGTGCTGAGGTACTTTCATTATTACAAGAAAAAACCTTTAATGGAGTACACACTAATATAGTATGTACCAGTGGTTCAAATCCATTGGCAGGATTAGGTGGTAAAGCAAATGATGGTATGATATCTGTTGACAGTCAATTATCAACTCCAGCAAAATTTAAAAACAGTCAAAATTTCACTATAGAAGCAGGCCATAGCGGAGTTTTGTTAAATAATACTGTGACAGATATGTTACAAAAAATATTAGAGGAATAAAATGTCCCAATTAGACTTAAATGATACTTTAGAAGAACAACTTAGACACATGCTTGTTGATAAAAATAATGAGTGTAATGCATTAAGGCAAAGGATTGAGATTTTAGAGAAAACGGTTGCTGAAGAACAAGAAGCAAAGTACAGAGCGTATGTACAAATTGCTGATATGAAAAAGCCTGTTATAAAAAACTAGAAGGTTTTAGGGAGACCATCTTTAGATTTTCCACCTGATGTATCAAAAGGAGGATCTGTATATTGTTCCGGGTTCACCTCATTATTACCCTGTATTTCATCAAATGCTCTTTGTTTAGCCGCCTGTAGTTCTGTAGTTAGTTGAGACCATGTTACTGTACTTCCTTCACTAGGCTTATAATCAAAATTAACCCAATCAGCAGTAGTAAATAATTCTGCTTCAAATAGTCTGCGAGCCGTGTAGTCTGGTCTTTGGACTGCTTGGCCACCAGTCATCATTGCACCTGTTTGCCATTTAAGCATCATGGTGGGTATTCGTTTATAATTCCCTTTATTAAGTTCTCGTAAAACACCACTGCCTGCAAAGTTTCTAGAACCTATGTGGCTTACAAAACTAACTAATGCAATAAACTGAAAGTCGCTTATCCTTGTTTTTACAAGTGCATGTACTGTTTGTTCTGCCTTTTTAGATTCTGATAGTGCTGTTAAATTTATACCAATTGGTCCCATACCGTTGGAAAAGTCAATTACTTTATTTCCGTTATTGTCTACCAGTATTATAGAAGGACCGTCTATTATGGGTGTTATTCCATTTTGCTTTAGTCCAGCAACTACATTTTGAAATAATTCTCTATTTGTCCAGCCTGAACCTGAACCGGGTTCCCCTGATACTGCGGCAGGCGTGTTTTTTATCATATCTTGTATTGAGGATAATGTGAATTCGCTTTGTAAACCGTTTGCAAGGTTTGAGAAGTCTTTGACTGACCCGCCTGTTAATCCTGCTGATGCATATACGTCATTTATAGCACTATTGGCCATTGCATTCATTTGGGCCGGCAATGCTCTTACATCATCCACCATTGTTTCTAAATTGTTCAAGTCCATTTGCAATTGTTTCGCCATTGCTTGGGCTTCTTTTAATATTTTACCGGGTCCTATTATTTTGTCACCAAAAGCATTAGACATCATTAATCTAATAGGTGGTACAACTTTTAGTAACATAGATTGTACATCCATGTAACCATTTATCTCTTCAATTCGTTTCATTGTGGCACTACTAAAGTTACTTAGTTTATCTTTATATGGTCCAAGCAATGCACCCATGGCGCCTTTAAATTTTGATGCAATATTTGCCTTATCTGCTTCAGCTCGTGCATCTATTATTGCACCAGATACTTCGTTAAATCTATCTGTAGATTGTTTTATTCTTTCTCTGGCCGCGGCGACTCCTCCCTCAAAATCGACTGGGGGAGTATTCGTTGTTGTTTGTGTTGTAGTATCTTCTGCCATCTTAAGTTCCGGTGTTTGTTCCGTCTGGTGTTTGTGTATCGTATGCGCCTACGCCATCTTCATTGTCGCCTTCTTTTAAACTTGCCTGTTGATGATTAATAGCATCTGATTTGGTATGGTTTAAATATGGTTCTGCAGTTGGTAGTGTTGATACGATAGATTTAATTTTAGGGCCTTTCTTTCTTCCTGATGGATTTTCTATTGTTGTATTAGGTATTACATCTTCTTTGGATTCACCAAAATCAGGTATAGTAGATGACCAATCATCGTGAGTGTTTGTGGACATCCAATTTGATGTAAGTGCTGAAACTGACGGAACCGCTGGTAAACCACCTGGGCTATTTAATAAAACCATAGGAGATGATAAACTTATAGGAGCAACACTTTGTATGGTTGTACCCAATGCCGCCATAGAACTAATTAGACCAGCAGTCGCTTGTAGACGTATGCCTGTGGGAGAAAGTGTATTAACATCCACACCCAACATTCCGCCTGTTATCGCTGTTCGTCCTGCTGAGTTAATATCAATATCTCCTCCATATGAGGTCATCTGCATACTAGCAGAAGACATTAAACTTGTTTGTGCTGTACTTTCAAATCTTAAATTTCCACCGTACCCTAATGGAACAGTTCCTTTTATCTTAGGAGAACCAACATGTTGATCGCCATCGCCGGTTGCTGTGTCACCAGCGGCTTTGATGTTCACATCACCGCCTGCTTCAATATTAACATTTCTATCAGCTCTTAAATTAAAGTTTCCTTTTGCTCGTACATCAACATCACCTTCTCCGAATATGGTTATGTTTCCTGCAGAGTCCAATTCCATCCAGGCTTTACCGTCTTTGTTAATGAAGTAAATAATGCCTTCGTTATCATCCATTAGAATCTGATTACCGCCACCAGTTCTCAATCTAATGTTTTTACTTTGTCCGTTTTGATCACCGTCATCCATAACAAAGGAATGTCCTGCTGATCTATTTCCCTGTATAGGCGGTCCGTCTATGGGAGCCTTAAAATTACCTGGTGTTAATATACCAAATACACTACTTGGTGATTCTCGCCTAGCACTACTGTAAGATGCACCTCTGATGCCATCGCCTATTAGACCTTGATTGTATATTGCTTTTGCGTAATCAAGATGTGCAGGCCTAGGAGAATCCAAACCATTGCCTGGGTTTTCACTATCAAACTTATTCTTTTCACTTACTGGTAAATTAAACCCGGGTTTAGTATAATTGTTTATATTACCCGCCGCACCTGGAACCATATGTGTTAAGTCTTCTGGAAATAAACAACTTAGTATAACAGGATATTTTAAATTAGTATCACTAAATGCAACAAGTACTTGATTACCTACATCAGGTGGAACCATCCACATTCCATATGACTTTTGAGACATCGTGTGATCTCTTTTACCGTTTACATTAACATTTGCATAGTTAGTACTGCCAGCAAAAGGAGAAGAGAAAATGCAGTTGAAATAGGCTACTGATTTGTCGTCAGACTTATCTTTATGTAATGCAGGAATATATACATTTAATCTACCATTCAAGGCAGGATCAGCAGTAGTTACTACTTCACCAATATATATTCCACTTGCTGGGTTATCAAAAAGTGCCATAATTTAAAAACTTCCTATAATTGGAATGTCGCCTACTTCCAGAGACTGTTCACCTACCGGAGCATCCTTTTGGCCTTTTCTTTCCATAGTTTTAAGCAGTTCATCAACCTTTAGTTGGTATTCAGATTTTGCCTTAACACTTCCCGTTACATTACCATCTTTATCTGTAATAGAAGGATTCCAGTAGTCTGCGAATTTTCGTTGTGATTGTTTTATTAGTTCTATTTTTGTCATTTCATAATTATAGTTAATAAACATATTTAATGTTTGTTGAAATAAACCACCTGAAAAACTAGAGGTACATGTTAGTACTTGGTATACACCGCTCATGTTTTGGTCCACATATCCGTAATCATATAATCCTGTGTTATTATCCTCATCAGTCATGTCATTATCAAATCTTCTAGGTGCCCCCATAACAAATAAAACATCGTGTGTTTTTTTAATCCAGTCTGCACCACCGCCTTTGCTGTCATAGAATGCATTGTGTCCTAACCAATAAGGATCACCTCTTATTGCCATCTCAAGATGAAGGTGACTTTTAGCATTAGAACTCTTTCTCATCAAATGAGACATTATTGTTGGTCTTAGACTTCCGCTTTCAACTGGTACTTCTTTAGTGGTGTCTTCGTTATCCACCATTATTAATTTTGGTTTAACTACTTTACTTAAATGTTCTTTTGCTTCGCCCACTGCATTATCGGCCTGTGCAAAAACACTGGAGTCCTCACCCTCTAGACCTAATACTAGTTCTGATGCAAAAACATATTTACTTGTGATGCTAGTATCCTCTGTTGCATCTGTATCTTTATCTTCAAACATAGGGGCAACGCCTGACTGTCCTGGAGTTGTTTTATATCCTTGTAGTAATGGTATGCCTATTTCGTCTACAGACAAACTTGCGGCAAGGGCCTGCAATCCAGTTTGATCTTCATATCGTTGGCCCCCAGTTCCTCTTACACCGGTTCCATTTGCATTCTTTTCCTGTACAAGTTGTTTTATCTCGTCAGCATTAAATCCGGCATAATCGGCAAACCCTTCTAAATCTGTATCGCTCATATTTTGTAAGGAATCTAAAATGCTTGATGCTTTACCTGATGCCTTGGCCGATGTTGCGACTCCACTATCGTCGTTTGTGTTTGTTGCCGCTTCATCTTCTTTTAATGCAGATCTTGTTTTACTAGCAGTTTGTTCTGCATAACTTCCTCTGCCAAATATAGGAACCTCAATTGCAAATGCTTCATCAAAATTAAATTCTGCTTGTAACACTTGGTCGTTTTCGCCTGTAAAACTATAAAAATATTCTTTTTGTATAGCAAGAGCATCCAGCCTTGCAGTTATTTCTTCTATTGTGGGATCAATTGTTTTCTCATATTCCTCTTTATATACTAGCATATTTGGATTACTATTATATGACAGTATTGGTTCTATTATGATTTTTTCTTCATATGCATGAACTACTTCATCATATGATTCATAATCATAATACCGTTCTTGGGAGAGAGTTAACCATCTAACATACCCTTTATCAATAATTGCGTCCCGGTTTCCTTCTGGTGTATGTACTGCCTTATCAACAAAATCTTTGCTTAAAGATAATATTAAATACAGGCAATCCTTTAGATGCGTGCCTTCTGGAATAGTAATTGCTACCTCAGTCGCTCCTGTAAATGCACCCTTACCTGATAATACTACTTCAGCCTGGGCTGACTCTCCGTCACCTGTGGCGACGTTTATATTTGTGGTTCTTTCAAATACACCTGTTTCTTCTAAGTCAACAACACCATCTCCATCGTTGTCAACAGGCTCACCATTTTCATCTTTCTTTTTTTGCATTACTGCAAGTGCTGTTTTAATATCTGAAGATTTAGCAAAAGTTTCTAATTTTGCGTAGTCTTCTAATAGTGCATTGCTAATTGTATCGTTAGCTAGATTTACTTGTTCCTCTGGTATTACATTTCCGTCAACATCAAGGTCAGAATCATTTAGTCTATACGCAAATCTAGGTTCTGTATCACTGGGCGTATTA